GAAGAAATTGGGCCTGAAGAACCAGAAGTCGAACCTTGATACGGTTCTGCTAAAAGATTGTTTCTATCATAAACAAAAAACTTGTTGGTATATTGCTCAGATACCACTAGATGATTTTGATCAAGAGACATGTCCTTTCCGAAATCAGTATTTTCGTTGGATGGTGTAGTTAGTGTAGTGGGCCCACTAGACAGGTCATCTATATCATAAACATGAATATTCGATGGATTGTTGTAGTGGTCGGCTGCGTATATCATGTTACCATACACCGCAACCTTGTGGGCAAACATACCTGAATTATTTGAAGGGGCCTCAACTTCAATAGGTGGGCTTGTTAAATCGTTTGCGTCATAAAGAAAAGCTTTACTGCCAGCAAAACCACCAACAAACATATTCATTCTTGGTTTCGGTGGTGCAACATAGTTCTCGTTAGTGCCTGGAGTAAACGTAACGTTTCCAAATACTGAAGTGCCTGGTCTTAATTTGAATCCCATTTTAGTTTCCGTTATCTTTAATTAGATTACGCCAAATCCTTATCGTGATTTAGGCCGCCTTTTTTCTTTTTAACAATGAACGCGTTGACTCGCGCCATTCCCCATTGTTGCGGTGTGGTGCCGGGCCGATGACCTGTCTTCCACGCAGCAACTCCACGATTATAAACTTTTCTCAAGGTATCTGGTGAGATACCCGACTTCTTCGCCTTCGCAGCGATACCATCCGGACCTTCGTCCAGATCAATACTATCATATACTGAATATCGTTTTTCGTCAAGATAGTTTTTAAAAGATATCATGCCAATTTCCTTATCATTCCCGCAAGTACTTTTGCGTCAATATCTAGACTGAACTTGCGAATGGTATCTGCGGCTGCAAACTCCGGAGATGTGTACTTACCCTTTTGCATCTCACGTTTAATGTGTTGCGCCACTTTGCGATATTTGTCTTTATTTATAGTTTTTGAACCGACACGATTCATTAAATCGGTCACCCAGTTCTCAATTAAATCAGTGCTTTCTGGGACGCAGTCCGGTACCATCTTCTTACCTTTCTTCTTCATACCGACCTGCTTGTAACCGTCCCAACAATCTTCGTCGTACATATCTTTGAACGACTTGGTATACTTGGATGGTTTGGTCTTAGCAGTCTTATCTCCAGGCGCAGGTTTATAGGCAGACGAATCGTCGTCATCTTTCTTGCCGTGTTTCTTGAAGTGTGCATCGCGCTTTGCTTTGGTGGACTTCTTCAGTCCGGAGTGATATCGTGCAGGCTGAGTACCCTCACGATCTTTGATGTCTGGATCTTGTTTCTCAACAAGCTCAACAGAATCTAACCACTTGCGTAGTTTCTTACCGTCAGATGTTTCTACGATAACGTAGTTCGCACCTAGAACGGATACGGTAGCGATCTCTTCAGATTCTTTAATAACTACCGTATCACCAACTCCAAACAGTTCACCCGAAACATATTGTTCACGGGTTTCTGATACTGTTTCTAGTTCTAAGTGATTACGGAATTCGCTGGCTTCCTTGAGTCCCATACCTGTACGCACGTCGTTGAATAACTTACGTGTGTCTGGGTTTGACATAGACTTAGGAACACCCTGAGAGAATGCAACAAAGTCATTCTTCTGTGCGTTCTCTCTTTGTTTAGAGGCAGACATACCCTCTACGCCGCTAGCGTCCGGATCTCTCTTACCTGCAGATACTATCTTAATGCTTTTAAAATTGTAAAAACCATGTCTTGCTTTCTGTCCGTTGTATTTGTTCAACAGGACTTCGAATTCTGTAATACGATCTGCACCGACAACCATAGTGACTGACTTATAGCCTTGATTGTACAGTGTGACCATTGCGTTGATAGCGGTCTTGACAGACTTATCAACCATGACGTTCCGTGCATGTTTTGGAAACATCTTACGAGTGTGTTTGATTTTGTCGGTATACGACAGAGGATTCTTTTTCGCGTCTTGGGATTGTGACACGAAGACTTTATAGTCAGCTTTGCCTGACTTCTGCGCTAACGCATCCATCACCTTACCGTGTCCTACGGTAGGTGGGTTCATACGTCCGAATGTAAAGTAGACCTCGCGTTCTTCTTCAACGAGGTACTGACTGAAATTCTTAATCACTTTTCTGCGCCGCCCTGTCTCTTAGCTCTCTTTCTATCTATCTCTTGGCGACGAACCGTTTTCATCAACTTACGTGACTGACGGTCTATTCGTGATTGTACAGCAGGTCTCGCTAAACGCTTCTCGATTTCTTTCTTACGAGCAATAGACATATCACCTTTGTCTTGACCTTTGGTGATTTTCGATACCATCGCCTTTCTTGCTTGACGACGTGCACGTTTCTGAAGAACCTCTTTCGAAGCCATCTTACGTTCTGCGCGTTTGCGACCTAGTGCAATACGAGTTTTATTCTTTTTCATTTTCATAGCGAGTTTGCGACGTTGGGTCGCATCAAGCACTTCGCTTACGAACTGTTTAAACGATAGCATAACTATCTTATCCCCTATTGGTTTATTCCATGTTATCTACGGGCTGAATCCCAACCCTTTAATATATCGGATGAAAAGTTGTTGTATGAAAATTCCATACGGTCAACCAATTTCACCGCGTCACCACCAAGTGTATCAATTGCAACGTATCCTTCTTCGCCAGTCACTTTGTAACCATTAGAAGTTTTCACGAAAGTATCAATCGATTTAAGTTTGTCCAAACTATTTATAAGTTTTAATTTCACTAATACGATCAATTTTTGCAACTCAAACATTTTTACTAGGTTTGCCTTGTTTGTGGCAGAGAAAAACTCCATCTCATCCTTCATCTTAGCAATCCAAGTGTCCTTACCACGTTGAGATTTCTTACTTGCAATCTCTTTTGTGTAGTAGGCTTGTCTGTTACTTATCAGTCCGTTAACGTGCTTTCTTGAGTCCGGAAGTACGGTACCAGCACGAACGAATGAGTTGTTGTATGTCTCGATTGCCTGTGCGAACTTAGGGTTGTCCGCGACAGTTTTCAAGGTAGTTGCAGATGTCTGTTTGAATAGACGGCCTATCTGCGTTAGTAGATCATTGACCGATTTGGTTTCGCGTTCAGTCATTGTAGCGTTAGTCGCATCTTTTAACATCGCATCTTGTGACCATACGTTGCGTGACTTTCGCAACTTACTGACATCAACACCGTAGTCTGCTTTCATGTTCTCAAAAGATGTACCCGTGTATGTTGTATGCCATACAATACCGATCTTAGCGGCGCGTACTTCTTTCGCTTGATCATAGGGGACTGCGTATGCGATTGTGTTTGGGTGAAATACGCTGTACTTCTGACCATCAATGGTCTTAGTAGTGACATCTCCGTCACCGAATAAGAAGTCGCCTTGAATGACACCTTTGATGCCTAGAGCTGGTAAATATTTGAGCGCGTCTTTCAGCTTAGAGTTTAGATCACCCGACGTATCAGCATCAATGTCTGCGTCGGTCTTATAGACCTTTGGGTTCTTGTTGAAGATACCTTTCTTAGCAACGAAGAACTCGCCATCTGAAGGGTCAGTACCACAGAAGATCGCAGGCGAACCGTCCCACTTTACAGAGATGCGTCCCTTTGATGTGCCAGATAACATGTCGCGCAGTCCACGCAAGGCATTGATCGCCTGACGTGTACCGTCAACTCCACCGTACAGGACCTTGTCCTCGATGTGAGTCATATGCGTATTCTTCTGTTCTGTGATAAAGTTACTGAAGTTTTCCATATTAGTATAGTTTCGCAAATGGTCCAAATAGATCGCCCTTTTTCTGACCAAGATATGAGATATCAGATAAAAGGTCGCTTACTTTATTAATGTCACGTATTGTAAATATCTCATTAAGCAAATCCAACTGCATCAACTTACTATTCGCAACAGCTCTTTCATTGTCGTTCTTCGAACTGTCAAACACTGTTCGCATGTTATCAATAAATTCTTTTTCTGACTTGATATTCATTTCAACACGACCTGTACGATTAAGTGATTTAAATCGCCCGACGTGAACGTCCTGTTCTTTCAAAAAATCTTCTAGACTTTGGGGATATTTTCTCCAAGATCTCCACCGATCATAATTTTTGACACCATAAGATCTAAGTGCCGCAGAGACCATGTCTAGTGGCGCTTTACCTAGTCTCGCGGCCCGCGCACTAACATCGGTACCTTCAATCTTTAAGTTGTTGAATCCACGCGAGTTCTGTCTTATCTGAAAGTTGATGGTTACCTTGCTCGACGCAATCTGAAAAGACGATTCTGTGTTAACAAAAGAAGTGCCTGACAGAGACAGATTTAATTTTGATTCTTGAAAATCAAACCGATATTCATCGCCGTCAAATAGGTCTTCTCCATCAAAGTTTACCAGTTCCCATCTTGCAGTTTTACCGGACATCTTCTTCAAAGAAATGCCTACGACTTGACGACTGTTGAACATATCTTGAAGAATTGCATTAAACTCTGGAAGCGATGTTGAGTTATCCCTAATTTTTGAGTCTAGGTCTCGTTTCGCCTTTGATAAATCTGCGACCAACCAAATGTCAGCCGGGTTCCACGTATCTTTTTGTGTTATGCCATACAACTCTTTACAAGTGTCTGTGATGTAATCCATGAACCCGCCATCACGACTGTAGTGACCATACTGTGTATTGCCAACTTTCTGTTGTGTCAACTTCTGTTGTTCAAAGAAAACATTCTCCCAGTATTCGTCCATGGCAGGATATTCTTTCAAGAGATCTTCACGATATAGTTTTAAAAACGTTTCTTTATTAGTATATCCATTTTTCTCAATACCTTTCTGAATCGCTAACAAACTGGCTCGTTCTTGCATCGCAGTGGTCTTACCGTCTGGTTTACCACTTTTTCCGCCCATTCCACTAAACGGCGACTTGTCTATTTCGGTCCACTTATATCCATTGAATATAGGCGCATAGTTATTTCCAGACTTTGCCGAAACATTGACCTGAGTTATGTTTTGTTTCTCTACAGCAGACACAAACTTTTTGACTAAGTCTGTCTGATTGATTACTTGAGAAACATTGCCCTTAAACTTAACAGGTTCACCATTAGTGATTTTGTCAGCAAGCATGTTTAAGTATGGCTTAGAAAACTTGAAGTCCCCGCCAGCAAGCATTGCCATGTAATAGTCTCCGTAATTACTTTATCGTAAGTATAACAGACACTATTTATATGTCAAGGGCATTTCCAGAATTTTCTGCATTATATTGCGCAATTGTGTCGCGGAGAGGACGAACCCAATTGTCTCTATGTTCAATAAAGACTTGTGGTTCGTGGTTGTCTACAGAAATGATGGTGACTAGTTGGGTGATGGGCCTTCCCGTCCGTTCTTCCCACATAATAGCGTAGGCGGACTCTTGCATGAAATAGTTTTTGACCCATTCAAGTCGTTTTGGTTTAAGTGAGGTTTTAAAGTCGATGATAGACAACTTACCATCAAACTCAGCAACACAGTCCACACGACCAGCCACACCCAGATGATTGGAGTAGAGAGGTGCTTCCTGTGCAAATACTCTGCCAATGCGGCTATCGAGAATGGGCTGAAGATCAAGGAAACTACTAATAATATCTGGAGTATATCCATTTTTGAAACTCTCTTCATTGTTGATGTATTTCTCAACCACTTCATGGACTGCAGTACCGCGTGTAGATGCGCGATGAGAAATGCGGTTTGCTTCTTCGTTACCGACTTTTTTACGCCACTTTGCGATAGACTCGCGTGAAAGTATAGAGAGTACGGTGGTTATAGAGGGAAGGTTGATACCTTCGGGCGTTTTATACTCACGGCGACCATTGCGGTTCTCCGTTTTCATTTCAGTCAATTCAATAGGTACATGTTCAAACATTATCTATAATTATCCAAGTCATTTTCATCTATGGATCTTCGCTCTCTTCTCACGAGGTATGATAAAAAGATTACACTGGAGACTAATATAACTCCAATGGTAGCAAAGAAATATAATAAGAATTCTAACATAAAAACTCTCACTTGTCAATAGCAAAAGATCCCCACAAGTACGGCGCCTTTTAGACATTTTGTTTGGTGAAACTTGATATAACTCTGCTGGCATTTTTACATGCACGATTTGAGAGATCTGCAGATCTTATCAGTGCGCCCGTGCGCAAAATTCACTCTATGTCAGACTAACCGTACTCTGTGGGGGAACTGGTGGAGCTAGAGGGAGTCGAACCCACGACCTCTTGAATGCAAATCAAGCGCTCTCCCAACTGAGCTATAGCCCCCTTATCTGTCTATTTATACCACATTAATATTGGAGCGGAGCGTAGGAACTTCCCCTACCTCAGCGAGGGGTACTCGCCGACTCAATACTGAACTCCGCAAAACTTTAGTCGCACCCAAGTTCTTGACGCGACACTTCATCGTTGTTGATAGGACAGTTGCCACTTGGTAACGACTCTGGCACATATCGCATCAACTCTGGATCATGCAAACCGTTCTCAAGGAACGCAACAAGGTTTGCAATCTCATCTTCGGTCAAGTCTAACGGCGTGAACCGATAGTCAAGGTCATACGTCTCCACTTGTGGGTGTTGGGGAACCGCATCAACTTTATATCGCACGACATCCTCTACACTAGAGAACGACGCACCGTGACCGAATACAGTAGTATCTATAAGGTTGTAAAGAGGCGGAACTTTGAACGCAAACTTCTCCATCTCATCACCAGTGAACCCACCACGACCTTCTCTAGTCGCATCGTTGACTTCACCTACTGTATCTTCCCAGATGTCCAGATCGTGGAAACCCACAGTCATAAACACTTCGTCAGCCATAGCACCGACAGGTGATGACAAGGCAGGACCGTTGTGACATGCATAACAGTTACCCTTACCAAAGAACACCTCTGCGCCTGCGACTTCAGATTCAGTCATCGCAGTTTCGTCACCTTTCAAGTATGCTTGGAAGGGCGCTTGGTTTGCAAGAATGGTTCGTTCGTATGCGGCGATCGCCAGTGCAGTCGCTTCTAACATATCGTCGGGTTCTGCGACACCGTACGCAGCTTCAAACATCTCACGATAAGTTTCGTTAGTGCGCAGGATAGAATCATCTGTGTCACCCTGACGATGCACACCTAGACCCGCAACTGCTTGTGTCTCTAGACCAGCAAAGTTGCGTAGGTTTGCTTCTTTCGGAGTACCTTCTGTGAAGTGACGATCGGGATCAATACCAACATTGACATTACCCGCAATCACATTACCTAACTGACCATTCCACAACATCACTTCTTGGAATGCCGTGTTGAGTACAGTGGGTGATGCAACAGGTTGCACATCGATGTCTTCGGGATTGATACCCTCCATCACCATGCGGTGATCGAAACCGATACCGCCTTCACCGATACCCTGACGGATACCAGACTTGAATCCGTTCTGGGCACTGTGACATGTCGCACAAGAAAACGTGCCTTCACTGGGTGCAATGTCACCTTCAGTAATGCCAGTCTCGTGATAGACTAACTGACCGAGCGCAACTTTCTCTGCGGTGATCTCATTGCTGGGATCCTGCGGGATGTTGTCGAAGTCATCACTTGCGGGTAGGATGTATGCCTCGTAAGTACCTGTCGGTGACGTAGAGTCAAGTAACGTGAGTAGATTGTCACGTGCCTCGACTGCGGGGTCGACGGGTGTCGTTACGGGCGTGGATGTGACAGGATCTGCCACGACGGGCGGTGGGGTGTCAGAACCTCCACCAGAACACGCACTTAGAAGTGCAGTAGACACAGCTACAGTTAGTAGTTTCTTCATAATATAAGAGTCCTCTCAATACTCTATTTCAATTTACAAAAAGAATTATACTACAAAATATGAGGACTTGTCAAGTGTGAATAATTATCTATTTTTAACTCGTTTAGTAGCCTGACGTTCTACGTCAATCCACCGTTGCGCTTTCTTACCAACGGGTTTGTCGGTGAATTTCTTTGCATCACGAAATGCAGTCAAAGTTTCTTTCTCGTAGTCTTTACCTTCAGAGTTATCTACGACCAAGAAGTTTACCTTACCAAACATACGTTGGAACTTACCAATATTTCGTTGTACTGCTTTCCAGTATTCGGTAACACCTTTCTTGCCTAGTGTACGTGCACGTTTCGCATCACGGTTGATAGCAGTATCAAGGTCTGTGTTTACGAAAATCATTGCGACATCGTAACCCAAGGCTTTTACTTTCTTTGCCTGTTCAGCAATTTTATCTGGGTCTTTACCAGTACCATCTACTACGAGACCAAGACGACCTTTCAGATATCTCTCTTCTTTCTTTCCGGTAAGTTTTTTTGCCTTACCGCGAAGTTCTTGTCCTTTTGGAGAGAAGATATTGTCCGGAGTCATATCCATATCAACCTTCTTCATTGCGGCTTCAAATGCGTCATCTGAGTTGACAACCTTGTAGCCCATAGAAGTCAGACCCGTCTTACCGACGATGAATGACTTACCAGAACCCGGCCCACCCGCAAGAAAGATTGCCTTGAAGATTGCTGGATCATTAACGCCTTCGTCTAGGAATGTTTTAAAAGTTTTCATTGGATTACAGTCAGTTGGTTATAGATGTGTTTATTTATACAAAAAATGGCGGTGGGCGTAGGATTCGAACCTACGGAACCTCTCGGTTCAACGGTTTTCAAGACCGCCGCTTTCGACCACTCAGCCAGCCCACCTAATCTTATGACTTGGGTTCTTGATAGAACCTTTTGGAAACTGCGTCCCACTCCTGTGGAGATGCATCATTCAATCGTTTGCGTTTGTTTGTCTCGACTAACTCATTAGGATACTCTGGCGGAGTTCTTGTGTTCTGATATTGATCAACACTTTTCGTCAAGGCCTCGAAAGTCTGATTTAACTCTTTGATACTCTGTTGCATTCTCTGCAACTCTGCAATGAAACTCATGTAATCTCCATGATAAAAGGGGGGGAGTTGCCTCCCCCGTTTGCTCTACTGGGCACCACTGATTCAGTTATTTAAAAAGGGGAATCAGACCCTTTATCTTTGGTCGGAGATGTAGGACTCGAACCTACGACCCCCGCATCCCAAATGCGGTGCGCTACCAGACTGCGCCAATCTCCGTTAACTGTTTGAAACAAACTCGTTGATAACCTGAACCCTTTCCATGATATCTTCCATAGTAGGGTATGTCGGAAACTCTGGGATGGTATCGACGCCACCAGTTTCAATCAAAACTTCTCGGCGATTTACAGCTGCCCAGTACTCATCTGTTAGGACATTTCTTGCTTCGTTAAAAATTTGGAACCGAAGTTCATATGGATTTGTATTAGACATAATTGTCTCCTTGTGTGTGTTGTGTGTTGAGCAGTTTTCCACATACTCAGGTGACGGGCGTAACGACCAGTGCAAGTTTAAAGTCATTCCGAGACTATCTTTAGTCGAGAGTGATTTCTTCTCTCTTCTTCTTAGCGCCTTGCTTAATTCCAAGGGCGATCTCAAGAATCTCGATCTCCTTGTCCTTACGCTTCTGCCACTGTTGTTCAGTACGGCCGTTCTTCTCAAAGAACTTTGACTCTGTGAGTCTCTCTAGTGCGCCTTCACGGCGACGGCGATCTTCTGCCTTACCTCTCATAAACTATCCTTTCTATAAAGTTGGCGGAGCGGACGGGGCTCGAACCCGCGACCCCCGGCGTGACAGGCCGGTATTCTAACCAACTGAACTACCGCTCCAATAATTATGGTTTCAATCCCTTTTTACCTTGGTGGTATCTTCCCCAGATACAGTGAGCAACTTCATGCCCAATCAACTCTGGTTCCCATTGCCACTCAGGGTCTTTAATATAAACTGTACATTCACCCGTTGACGGAATCCATAGAGTAAACGCACTCACCGAATCCCACTTTACACCTAACTTTTTCTTACGAGCAGAGTTGTACTCAGCTTGGTTCTTCAACAAAACAAAGTTAACCTTTGGGCTTAGATTCTCATATTCCTTTACAAGGAACTTAAAGTCATCCGCACCATAACGATATGTGTTAGTTACGCCGCTTGAAGCACAACCTCCTAAAACTAAACTAATCGCTATCGTGAACGTGTAGTTGAATAAGCGCATAATGCAAAACCTTCATTAGATCTTTCCGCGCATCGTCACGAGTCCCCTTCTTACCGTAACGCTGTGCGTACTTCAGTACATTACCGATACAGAAACCTGTACCATGACCCCCATCAATAATAAATTCTGTCGCCTGAAACTTCTCTTTGGCGTAGTGTTGGTTATATGTAGAGTCAATATAACTCGCAAATTCTGAGATCAACTTGTCTTCATTAAACTTGTAATCAATTTTTTTAGATGCCATTACCACTCTCTCAAAATAGTTGTTAGAATCATAAATCCAGAAACGGTGTTCAACATAATCAACGCACGATCTTTCCAGATAACAGATACCCAAGTCCATAGTATAATACCTGCGAACCCGATTGTCAAGTCATACATACGGAAATCTGGTCCAGCGGAACGCATCGCAAGAGATGCAAGAATAAGGATAGAAGCAGCCCACTTCAAATACCAATCGAAGTTTTCGGGCCACCATTCCCGATCTGGTTTGTTGCGACCGTCTGCTCTTACCATCGGATCACCGCGTCCTGTCTTAGACATTTAAACTCCTAACGGATTGGTAGACTCAATCCGATTTTTTGCAAGTAGGTGCAAAGGATTAAAGGATTGAATTCTTTTTTGTGCCATATCAATATATTCTTGATGAATTTCAATACCTACATATTTTCTCTCTAAGTCTAAGCAAGACACCGCAGTGGTACCACTTCCCATAAAAGGGTCCAAGACAAGGTCGTCGACATAAGAATAGTAAGATATAATATTGTCGCTCAGTTTTTTAGGAAATGGTGCTAGATGTTTGGAGGCAGTTTCAGGATTAATTTTCCATACATTGGATCTCTCATATCCATCTGATACTAAAGACTCATCTAAGATTTCTCCACTATACGATCTAACAATTTTATCGATTAAGAAATCACACGGCTTTTGAAAAATCAAAATGCTTTCAGTAACCAAATTGGGTTTGTATGCAACTGGTTTGCGATGTTGATAGAAACCTCCGTTACGATTCAAAGCAGACCCTTCCGGTTTCACCCATACTATATCATCAATATATTTCCAACCCATTTCTTCCATAATAGAGAACATGTGGAAAGGTATACCCAAACGAGAGCTTTCTTTAGATCTAGATTCTCTGGCCTGTATCACCGGAGAAACGTTAATAGCGCACATTCTCCCGTCTTTTGTAACTCGAAACACTTCTTTAAATACATCTCGCAAAAAATCCAGATACGACTCATAGGTAGGCCACACTGAATATGATCTTGCATTATAGTAAGGTGGAGAAGTGCATGTAAGATGAACAGATTGAGAATCTAATGTTTTCAGAACATCTTTGCAATCACCATGAAGAATTTGATTAATCATAACGACTCTATACGTCTCGCCGAAGATTTGTGAGAGTTGCAGTCTCCATTTTCTACAGACTTCCGGCCGTGACACAGTTTACAGAAAGTTTTTACATTTTCGGGCACGTTGTTGTAGTGATCTCCATCTATATGATCTAAGTCAAGTGAGTTGGAAAATCCCCCCCAACCGTCTTTCGGTACCGGACAAGGAAAACCAAGTTGGCTATCTGCGTTTTCACAGTAAGTCTTCTTGTGCTGAGTCACACCTTCACGCATCACCCCTGTCTTGATTCTTCGACTACTGCAAGAACTACACTCTGACTTAAACGACCAGTTCTTCCATTCACGAACTGCGACATTTCTATCACAACCATCATTAACGCAAAGAGGCAAGGTTCTTTCCTCATTGTAGAACTTCTCTTTCATAGCAGCAGAAGACATATTCACAATCTCTCTCATCAATTTATGTAACCATTATACCAAATTCTGGAGAAGTTTGTCAACACTTTTTGAAAACTTTATTATGTAAATTTTTCACTTGATCATAATATTGGTGCGAAAGGAGAGACTCGAACTCTCACGCCTTGCGGCACTGGTACCTAAAACCAGCGTGTCTACCAATTCCACCACTCTCGCAATGTGGCTGGCGCGGCAGGGCTCGAACCTGCGACCAGATGATTAACAGTCATCGGCTCTACCAACTGAGCTACGCGCCAAAAAAACTTATATATAATATGTACAGTGTAATAAAACTGTCATACTATTAACTGCCGTGAGGCAACAAAAGTCGTCGTGAGACGACAGGAGAAAGCAAATGAAACTAGTACTAACTTTATTGCTGTTGGTAGCAACACCAGCGGCACTTGCAAACTCAGTCACTATCTGTAAAGATGATAAACTACTTATATCGTCTGATAGTGTGCATATTATATCAAAAAATCACGAGACTGTCAAGTTATCTCACAACTGTGATCTAAATATTTCACCAGACTCTAAAGTCGTGGTAAAAAACAACGGTCGTCGCATCGTCGAAGACCGTAGCATCGTGATTGAAGTAGACGATAAGCGAAACTCATGTGAGGTTCAACAAATCGTCTAGTTTTTATGCCACCTTTTCTGATTGTGGTATCGCGTTGCGCAAATACCCAAGTATATTTTCAGGAGTGGTCATTTCATACGGATCATCATCCGCGTTATCTCGGATACTGGCTTCACGGAACAATGCCTCGATCACACCATCGGTGACGACCATTGCGTATCGCCAAGAACGGTATCCGAATCCTAGGTTGTCTTTGTCAACAAGCATCCCCATCTCACGTGTGAAGTGACCAGATCCATCTGGAATCACTTTGACTCGCTTGAGTTCTTGTTGACGTGACCATGCGTTCATCACGAAAGAGTCGTTCACGGACATACAGTAGATGTCGTCAATACCAAGATCAACAAACTGATCAAACTTCTCTTCGAATGTCGGTAACTGCATAGTGGAACATGTTGGCGTAAATGCGCCAGGCAATGAGAAGATTACAACACGACGACCTTCTGTGTAGTCAGCCATCGTAGTCTCTTCCCAACGATATGGGTTAGGACCATCTATCTCATCATCACGTACTCGTGTCTGAAACGTTGCTTCAGGCAAAGTATCGCCTACTTTCATTCCGGTGATTTTATTCCACCGTACATCATTATCTGTCATTAATCCTCCATCTCTGACAAAGTTAAACCTTTACTCTTTCTCCATCTATGTAGTGTCTCTCTATGTATGGTTTTATGGGAGTAGTACATCGTAATACCGCCAAATACCATAGGACACATAAAGACTGCGAGAAGACCCAACATCCCTATACTCATTTATATAAATTTCCGTACAGAGTTCCCATTATTCTATGATGAACAATTTCGCGACCTTCGGTCTCTTCAGTACCGCCACACCAAGAACACTCTTCATCTTTACCGATCCAGATGTCGCCTTCAAACATGCAGTTATGATTCCACACTATGGTTGACATATTTTCCCAGAAACACTCGTTGAATGTCTTGTCCCAGACTTCGTTGCCTGTTCTTGAAATAGGCGACTCTGCGATCTGTATTAAATTATCCCAACTCATCATTCTACCCTTCTTAGAAGAACCGAAGTATTAATTCCACCAGTACTTTCATAGTCAAAAGTTTTTACTATCTCGTAAGGAAAATTCTTTTTGTTTAGATAATGACTAACCAACTCAATAATGACACGAAACCATTTCGGGTTGTAATCATCTACCAAGATATAAGGCATCTTAGCGTCATTTGCCAAATTTAAATCAGAAGTGATTCCTTTGACACTATGATCACCATCGATGAAAATAAGATCATAATCTTCAATAGATGATGGTGTCATATCTTGAGAGTTAATTTCCTCATAGTCAAATCTTTCACCAAAGATATCTTTTAGACGATCTGCATTTACCTGTGTGTAAGAATGCCTACCAATATCAACAGAATTATACACTACTTCGGGTAGCATTGTCAAGGACATATAGGCACTATGTCCAGCATTAAATCCTATTTCCAAAACTTTAGACGGTTGAACGACGTCATATATTTCGGTAAAAGCTTCAATTGTCTTATCTGTAGGAATTAGATGTCCTTCTACTTTCTTTAACCCTTCTAGGAGAAAAGATGTGTCCATCATCTATTAGTTTCCCGTTCTGAGATTGTCTCCTGGCTGAATCCGCGCATTGCAAGTTCATTGCGCATCTTTCTTTTTAGTTTCTTATTACCTGTACTGAAGAACTCGTTCCACAATTGTGTGTTGTCGAGTTGGTGCATATAGTAATGCTTGTCGGTGTTACGCGAACGCGCAATCGCACTCTTGTAAACTTGACTTTGTTTGTACTTTACTGGCATAATATAGATTCCTTTTATCCGGCTGAAATTTTGAGTGTTCCCAAATCGTTCCAAAGTTGACCCGCGTTCAAAGGGTCTGTTGTAGGTAAGTTGCTGAATACGACTGTCGCGCCGCTCGCAGTAAGATCTGTCATCGTCACACCAGCACCAAACGTCCAATCGTTTGTGGTGTCGTATGTTAATCTTCCGGCAACAGATGAACCGATAGTTACAGCATCGTCAGTACTTGCGGTGACATTATTACCAATGGCAATAGAACGGAGACCAGATGCAGTAGTATTTGGACCGATGGCAGTCGCATCTGCCGCAGACGCTACAGTGTTTCTACCGATTGCGAGTGTATCGTTATCTGAAACTGAGGCACCAGAACCAATTGCGACACCACCAACACCGCCTGGAGTAGTAACGCTAGTGTTTCTGCCAATAGCAATACCGATGACAGCAGGATTTGAAACGGTCGCATTGTCACCGATTGCGACAGAATAATCTGCTGTTGTTTCTGCATTTATACCAACGGCAACTGAATTGTCTGAAGAAGCAA